CAAGACGGTCAAGCCGACGGCTACGAGCGTCTCCTTCACCGGCCTCACCGCCGGAGCGACCACCTTCACGGTCAAGGCGAACAACCAGTTCTCCTCGTCCGCCGCGTCCGCCGCGTCGAACTCCGTTACCGTCACCTGATTCCTGCCACGCGCAAAGGGCCCCCTTGCGGGGCCCTTTGCGTTAGCTCCTCTATAAGCACTTCTAGCTGCTATGCGAGGATAAGCACTGGACGCCCTCGTGATCTCCCTTCGTACTCCGCGTCACCGCTCAAGGAGTCACGAGGGGACTTATGTCGATCAGCTTCGCACCTCCCGCAATGCGCGCGCAGGCGAGCGACCTTGCCGTCAGCGTCAGCCCCTTGGGCCTCATCGAGCTGAGCGACGAAGAATTCGAGGTGCACGGCCAGCGGATGAGCCGCTACGCCAGCTACTGGGCTGCCTACCTCGGCTACATGTGGGCCTACCGTGCCGCCCCCGGAGAAACCCAGGTCACGGCCAATTACGCGAGAGCCCTCACCGAATACGCTGTCAACTTCTGCTTCGGCCGGGGAGTCCACTTCGGGGCTGAGAAGAAGTACGAGCATGTCGTGCCCGCTCTCTTGAAGCGGATCTGGGAAGTCGACAACAACAAGAAGAGCGTCATCTGGGAGATGGGTCTCCAGGGCGGCGTGTCGGGTGACGCGTTTATCAAGGTGGCCTACGACCCCGGATACACGGATCCGGCAGGCAACAAGCACCCGGCTCGCGTGAGGATTCTCCCCCTCAACTCGGCGCACTGCTTTCCGGAATGGCATCCACACGACCGCGAGAGATTGATCAGGCATACCCTCAAGTACCGCTTTTGGGGCATTGGAACAGATGGGACTCGCCAGGCGTACACCTACTGTGAACGGATCACAGACGACACCATAGCCGAGTACATCAATGACCAGCTCATCGAGGGCGAAGGGATCACCAATCCGCGCCCCAATCCCTTGGGCATGATTCCGATCGTCCACATCCCCAACATGGCCGTCCCCGGCTCACCTTGGGGTATGAGCGACATGCAGGACATCCTTGCTCTCAACCGCCAATACAACGAGACCTCGACACAGATCGCGGAAATCGTTGCGTATCACGCAGAACCCGTCACGGTGGTGGTAGGGGCGAAAGCGAGCAACCTTGAGCGTGGAGCCAAGAAAGTGTGGTCTATACCATCCAAGGATGCTTCCATCAGCAACCTTGACGGCCTCGTAGACCTCGACGGTCCCATCGCCCTGCTTGAGCAGATCAAGCGCATGATGCATGAGATGACCGGCGTCCCAGAGACCGCCCTCGGGCAGGTCCAGGCGGTGTCGAACACGTCAGGCGTCGCGCTCGCCATTCAGTACCAAAGCGCCATGCAGCGCCGGGCGTTGAAGCTCATGAGCTATGAGCCGGGCCTGAAGAAGATCAACGAGCTGGCGCTGAGGACCCTGTTCCTTTTCGAGCCGGAGTCACTGAAGTACGACCCGGACACTGAGGGCATTCAGACCGACAACCAGGACTCGGAGATCGATCCCAAGGATCCCGAGGTCTACCTGACGACGTGTGAGTGGCCTGAGCCCCTTCCGGTCGATGTCCTGGTCAAGCTCAACGAGATCCAGCTCAAGATGGAATTGGGGCTGGAAAGCAAGCGTGGGGCACTCAAGGCACTCGGCGAAGAGTTCCCTGACGAGAAGATGGCCGAGATCTTCGAAGAGCTCCAGAAGGACGTCGAAGAGCAGGGCGCTCTCGACATGCTAAGAGCTCAGATCAATTCGGCTATTCTCCAAGAGACGGGTCTTCCCCCTGAAGGGGTTGACGCGCCAGCGCCTCCCACCCCGGCGGGTGAGGGGCAACCGGCAACGAGTCCGATGAATACCGGGCTCAAGCCGCAGCAGGACGCACACAAAATCCTTACAGAACTCGTGACACAGGCACACGGCACTCGAACTCCGCCGAAGCCTACTTCGGAGAATCAGAAGTAGTAGGAGTCGAGGTAATGGCTACACCCATCGAGCAGCCCACCCCCAGCAACGGTCCCGCAATTCCGGCCGCCCAGGCGCCGACGAATGGCCCGGCTGGAAAGACCTACAGCGAGGACGACCTCGCCAGGGTCCGCCAGCAGGAGAAGGACAAGCTCTACAAGGAGCTGGAGGCTCTGCGCGAGCAGGTCACCACGCTGTCCCCGCTTCAGCAGGAACTGGAATCCCTGCGAAAGGAGCGCGAGGAGCGCGCTGCGGCTGAGCAGGCCGCACGCACCCAGGCGGAAGAGGAAGCCCGCGCCAAGCGCGAGGCCGAGATGTCCGCCAAGGAGCTCCTGGAGGCGCGTCAGCAGGAGTGGGAAGAGAAGTTCCGCACGATGCAGGAAGAGCGCCAGCGCGATCAGATTCTCCTTGAGAAGGAGAGGGAGTTCGCGGCGCTGCGGGACTACACCCAGGCCCGTATCCAGCAGGAGCAGGAGCACATCGCCCCCGAACTCATTGACCTGGTCGATGGGAACTCGCGCGAGGAGATCGACGCGAGTATCGAGCGCTTGAAGGCGAAGTCCGCCGCTATCGCAGAAAAGGTTCGTGGCACCAACGCGCAGCTCGCCGCTCAGCAGCAGGGCGTAACCCCGTCGGGATTCAGCTCGACTGGCCCGATGGACATGCTTCCGACCACCCAGCAGTGGTCTGCGGATGACATCCGGAACATGTCGCCGAAGGAGTTCGCCGAGAAGGTTCGGCCGCACTTCATCGGACGGAGCGACGCCGTGCGCAACCGTGGCCTTTTTGGCTAAGCAATCGTCACGAGTCAAAGGATCTAGATAATGGCCAACGCCATCACCGGTACGCCGTTCCTTTCGGCGTCCCCCACCAACTACAGCGGCGCCAACTCGCAGCTGAACCCGGTCATCCAGACCATCTGGTCGAAGGAAATCCTCAGCGCCTAAAGGGGACCCCAGGCGGTGACGTCTGGGTAAACACCACGCTGTATCGGTGAACCCCACCAGAAACGTTGCATGGGGAATACCGAGGGAACCCGATCCGGGGACTCCGTAGAGACTACACGCGAGGCAACTCCAAGAGATCGTAAAGGACGGATCATCCGTTACGAGCTGGAGTTGAAGATATAGTCCGATCTTGCACGATGGCAAAGTGTAAGAGCCAGGCAGAAATGACCTGGCCCCGCCTGATCGGCCGGGTAACAAGAATGCTTCCAGTCGATGCCGATCCTGCGTTTCGAGCAGTTTGCAGTCAAAAAGACTGAGCTCGGAGTGCAGCCTGGCCTCACGGTCAACTTCGCCCGCTACAACAACCTGCCTGCCGCCAAGCAGCTCGTTGAAGGCGTCCGCATGGAGACGAACGCCCTGGCCGCGAGCATGTTCTCGATCACCGTCGCCGAGCACGGCATGGCGATCGCCGTCTCCGAGCTCCTCCTGAACTCGTCGTTCGATGACGTGATGGCAACCGCCTCGCGTTTGCTCGGGCGAAACATGGCAATGTACCTCGATGCCCAGGCTCGCGACACCCTGCTTCAGGCGTCCAGCGTTCTGTACGGCTACAACAAGTTCACGCTGACCGAGGCGCAGCGCACCCCGCTTTCTCCGTACGACCGTGGATCGGCGGCTCTTAACCGCGCCGGACTGACCGGAACGTACGACTTCACGGCCGCGCTTTGCAAGGACATTACCGAGACACTGGCGACCAAGAACGTCCCCCGGCTAGGGGACAGCTATGTCACCTTCGTGCACCCGCACCAGAGCCGCCGACTGCGGGATGACCCCGAGTGGATTGAGGTCACGAAGTATGCCTCTCCGGGGAACTTCATGCTCGGCGAAATCGGCCGGATCTCGGACCAGGTGTTCGTGGAAACTACCCAGGTCACGCAGGTCGACAATGGCAACTCCTCGAACCCTGCGCCGGTATATCAGTCGATTACGGTCGGCGACAATGCCTTCGGCCACGCTATCTCGCTCCCGGTCGAGCTGAGGGACGGCGGCGTGCTCGATTTCGGCCGCGAACACGCGCTCGCGTGGTACGCGTGCTGGGGTCTTGGCCTCATCACTGACCAGGCAGTTGTCATCTCGGAGACCAACTGACCTGTTCGCAGGGAGGTTCGCTCATGCGAACCTCCCTGGTCAGGGTGTTTGCTCTGCTGGCTCGCATTTACCCGCTGTGAAAGGCGCCGCACATGGCCGTCACTGAGTACCGCTATGCCCCGACGGATTCCCGCCTTGGACGGCACGTCCGCCACGATGACCGCAGCGCCCTTTATGCCCACGGTGTCATGCCGAAGAGCGCAATCAAGTCGGTCACCTGGCAGCGTCATATCCCGATCCTGGACCAGGGGCAGATCGGTTCCTGTGTTCCGAACAACGCGCCGGAATTCCTCGGTACCGACGCTCTCGGCTACACGGGCGTCACGAGCGTCGTCATCCCCAAGGCGGACAGCAAGGGGGAGTTCGCGGCCGGTTCGACGTGGGCCCTGGACGAGAACTTCGCGGTGAACATGTACCGGCTCGTCACGCGGCTGGACAGCTATCAGGGACAGTGGGAGCCGGATGACACCGGGTCTGATGGCCTCACGCTGGCCAGGGCCCTGGTGATGCTGGGATTCGCCGACAAGTACACCCACGCATTCACCTATGCGGCGCTCGTCTCCGCTCTTCAGACCGGTCCGGTAACCCTCGGCCTGGAGTGGGAGAACTCCATGTTCGAGACGGGCAAGGACGGAAAGATCACCATCGACTACAGCTCGGGTGTTGCCGGAGGCCACCAGGTGTTCGCGCGGGAGTACGACGCGGAGAACGACAGGGTCTGGATTGACAATTCCTGGGGTGAGTCCGGCTTCGGTCTCGACGGCCGGGGGTGGTTCCAGGGCAGTGAGCTGGCCGCGCACCTGAAGAGAAGTGGCGACGTCACCGTTCCGCATCTGGTGTCCGCAGTGATTCCTGCCCCGCAGCCGGTTCCGGTCTCAGCGGATGCCGCGTTCTGGACGGCAGCCAAGGCGTGGGCTGCTTCCAAGGGCTTCAACTGAAGTCGGCTACCACCCTTTTTCCAATTCCTGACAGCCTTGTACCGGAACCGGATCAGACACACAGACGGAGAATGAAATGCCCCCTCGTAAGCGCGCTGGTGACCTCACCGGAATCAAGACTCAGGAGCTCCAGGCGGCACACGCGGAAGAGCTGGCTGAGAAGGCCAATCAGCTCACGATGCTCCAGGCCGCCACGAGCGCCGAAAAGGCCAATCCTGTCGACCTGACCGGCGGCGGCACCGAGGTCGTTGAGCAGGACGGCGCCAGGGTCGAGGTGAAGAAGCCGAAGATGCGGGTGAAGGCGCTCGCGGATGTCGACTGCACGGTGGGCGTCGGCAACAACTACAGCCTCGAAGAGGGACGCACCTACGACCTGCCGAGGCACGTCGCGGAACACCTCCTGGAGAAGGGTCTGGTCTGGGCCTGATGGCAGCGATGCAGGAGGCACCACAGGACATCGTTCCCGGCGATGTGTGGACGCTCATCCCCTCTGACGGGCTGGGCGTCGGGAGCTTCGCGATTCCTGCGGGTGCTCAGGTGACAGTGCGCGAAGTACTTGAGCCGTTCTCGCCGGGTATCGCCCCGGTGGATGAGTACTCGGTGAGGGCGGAGTACGTATTCCCCGACTTCTCCTACGACGGTTCGGGGAACCTTGTCGCGTCCTCCAATGTGCGAGTGCTGGCCTATGCGGAGTCCATCTTCCGATCGCTGTTCTCTCCGGGAGGCACCGCATGAGTGGGAGTCTGACGAGTCGTGCCTCTCGGGCGGCACTGGACTACATGACAGGCACCCGGCTGGACTTGGGTACGGTGCCGCAGACGATGCAGCTCGCGCTTCTTACGGCTGCTCCTCCGGCGGACCCTACGATCGACCAGCTAAATGAGGTCGCGGCTACCGGCTATGCGCGACAGAACGTCACGTGGGGGCTTGCTACGAACCCTATTGCCGGTCAGCCGTCGCAGATCGCGAACGCGGCAAGCCTGCTGTACGGGCCGTTCGTTGACGTAAACGGGCTCACCTACCCGGCAACGCACTGTGCGCTGATCGGGACAGGTGTCCCGGATAGCTCGGCCAACCTGCTGTCCGCGAACACCTCGGATCTGGAAACGGACGTGTCCGGGTGGACCGCCGTCCTGAATACGTCGATTTCCCGGTCTACCGCTCAGG